GGGGTATCCAGGTATATCCTTCTTCTTAAGACCACAAAGTTTGCTCTCGAGTGTTATCTCGCGGGCTCTCCTTGTGATACAAGGAAGTTAGGATGTCCCATGCGACTTAGTAAAGGTGGTCTTCCTCTTTGGTTACCCTTAGAGGTAAGACAAGCCTTTCTAGCTCGTAACACAAAATGGATACGGGCATGGCTATCTATTACCAATATTTATCGCTCCCTTCTTGATGAATACAAAGAGCCTCAGTTTGACTCTATTACTTCTGAACCTTTCTATTCAGGTTTATCGTCTTTCGGTCTCTTTCTTAGAACCTCGAAACTAATTCAAGATTGGAAACGAAGGTTTTCAATCAATGATTTAGTTCCGAAAGTCTTCCCACTTATGGTAACAGGAAGCGGAGTAGGTCCTGGATCTTCCATACTCTTGTCGCATGTTGCGGCAAGACATTGGACTTTTCAGCCTACTAACCATCTTCTTGAATACCTTACCCATGTTAAGGCCGAAAGATGTTTAAACCTTTATAAAGAGGTTCTTTCAATCACGCAACCAGCTGCGTTAGATGAGTTACTTATGCATAAACGTAAACAGACCTTCCTAGGCCAGCTTCATTTAAAATATGAAGCTGCCGGGAAGATCCGAGTTTTTGCTATGGTAGATTATTGGACTCAGTTGGCCCTCTTACCCCTCCATCAAGTCCTTTTTAAAATGCTTGAATCATTTGAAGAGATGGACGGTACCTTCGATCAAGAAGGCGCCGTTCAAACCTTAAAGGATTCAGGCTATAAAGAATTTTATTCCTATGACCTCAAGTCTGCCACTGATCTAATTCCACAACAACTTTACGTTGTTGTTTTGAATGAAATCTTTGGAAAACCTTTTGGTCAACTTTGGATGTCTCTGTTGGTAGATCGAGAATTCGGTCTGCCATACAAAGATCCAAGGAAAAAGGAATATTATAAACATAATGATTTGCATTATGTAACTTATACGCGTGGTCAGCCAATGGGGGCCCTATCTTCTTGGGCTTCCATGGCTCTAGTCCATCATCTAATCGTCCAATTCTCTTATATGAGAATTTGCCCTTTAGAAAACATTACAGATATTTTCCGAGGGTATAGAGTTTTAGGGGATGACATAGTAATTGCGGATAAAGAAGTAGCGGAGGAATATTTAAAAGTCTGCGAGGAATTTGGGATAACTATTGGCTTAGCAAAATCTTTGATCTCACCAAAGACAGATCGACTCGGTCGGTCTGGTCTACGATGTTTTCAATTTGCTAACCAAATAGTTCTAGGTCTAGAAGATGTTTCACCTATATCTCTAAAGGAAGAGCTTACAGCTCAGTCTTACCAGAGCAAACTCGAATTAGTTTCGAGAATGCTCCGGAGAGGATGGTGTAACCCCACTTCTAGTCGTTTGACTTTTATTATTTCTCGATTGATGCCTCGCCTTTGGGCGAGGTCTCATCACTCCATGAAAGTTGGCAAGTTGCCAGCTTTCGTGAAGGCTCTGCTTCCACTCCTGCTAATGCCATCATCGTTAGATGTGGGATTAACAGGTTTTCACAAGTATTATGCATGGTACCAGGTATTAACTGGATCATACACCCTTGCAGATTTATTAAATCATAAATCTTGGAAATCAGACAAAAAGATATTACAAATTAAAGAATTTGTTCACTTCCTATCTGAAGAGGCAAGAAAGATCTATCAAGATCTAATTGCTCAACACAGCTGGGGTGAGCAAGTAGTAAAAACTCTTGTTCCCAAGGCTTTCATACTTACTCCCCCTGATGGTTTCGAGTTATGGAAGGAGAAATCATCCCGATATTTCGATACCGTTAAAGATAATGGGATGCTTCTCCCTCCCGATTCGGAATACGTCGGTTCGGGTCCGCTTCTTTCTTATGAGGAAGAAGTTGATCTAAGTAAGTACTCTAAGACGGAGTTGGCAGACTTATTATTAAAACCTAATTATAAATTAGGTTATAAGCATACGCCAACTTCCATAGAGAGAAACCTTGTGAAGGTTATCCCTATTAACGTCAATTTCCATAATTACCTCGTTGTTAAAGAGGCTATTAAGGA